AGCTTGGAACTTAACCAGCGCTTCTGTCATCAAGGGGTGGTACACATTGCATGCGCCGGGCCACGGTTCTGTTCTGTCTTCTACTTTTAAGCCTAGCAACTCTAAGCCATCTACATAAGTCGTTAACCAATCTTTTCTTGAATTAATATCGGCGTCGTATTCACCAAGTAAATCACCTGACAGTTGCGTCAACTGACCTTCATCCATTTCTTCTGCTAAATTGTCATTGAATTCATCGTCCTGCTCTTTACCAGGCACAATAGTAATTTCCATACTACCGTCATCAAGTGTTACGCTTTCAGGATTTTCAATTTCAATGCTTAAGTCAGGTTGACCCATAGCCATTGCTTCTATTCCTTGTGGTGCTTGCGATAAACTTTTATCTACATTGTCTGCCATATGTTATCCTTATATTGCGTATAATCTGTTTCGTGAACTTCTAAATCCTGGTATATCTTCAGCTTCATCACTAGGTAATCTAATAAAGCCACCTTGTCTAAACCTCATTAATGCTAACGTTGTTGAGTCAACTAAGTCGTCATTTGCTCCGCTTGGAAAGTCATTACACTCTTCAATTACTTCATGCGCCCATCTATGATCTGGGGCCCACACTATACCACTTCTAAACAAATCTGACACTGCATTTACACGACTGATTTTATCTTGTCCTTTACCTGGTGTAAATTCGCCAACAGGAATGCCCATGCGTCTAACCTCTTGATAGAGTGCAGCGCCGTTAGATTTCTTTTCTACTATGAATGCGTCAGGCTCCCATTCTTTATATTCTTGTATACAAAGCTCTTTAAGCTCGGGAAACTCTAATCGTTTTTTAATTGCATTTAATAGTATTATATTATAGTTATTGGTTTCTTCGTTAAAAAAGACACCCCATGTAGTCAATGCGTTGTAATCCGCACGGTTATTAGCTTCTTGAGCCGCGTCTAGTGTCATGATTGTAAATTCACAATTGGGGGGATCTTCTCCCTCCCATATATTCCACCACTCTCTTTTAATCAACGCACCTTCTTCTGATACTGGGTTTTGCAAATATTGTGAGTTCCAATACCTAATATCAAGTGCTGCCTTCTTAGCTTTTAATTCTTCTAGTGGCCAGAACTCAGGCCATAAACTTCGTTCTTCTCCGTCTTTATCCGTTAATATTGCGGGAAATTCTACGACCTCCCAGTCATCAACATCGTCATTCTTAACCATTTGGTTCACAATTTCGCCAGTCAAGTCTAACTTAGACCACCGAGTCATGACTACGATTATCGCACCACCAGGCATAAGACGCTGTAAAGGGCCAGACTGAAACCACTCCCAAGCAGGCTTAAAGACATCAGGTCGTCCAAGTTTAGCATCCTGTTCAGAGTGTGGGTCATCAATGATAAACAGATCAGCCCCGCGACCAGCGAGGGCGCCACCAACACCAATAGCAAAGTACTCTCCATTATAATTTGTCCCCCAACGTGATGCGCTCTTTGAGTCAGCCTGCAACTCTACCTGTGGGAAGATATCTTTGTAAGCATCACTACCCACCAAATTTCTAACCCGACGACCAAAATTAACAGCAAGGTCAGCCGTATGCGACGCCATAATAACTTTCTTATGAGGGTATTTCCCAAGGAACCAGGCAGGAGCAAGATAAGAGATAAGCTCACTCTTCCCGTGCCGCGGAGCAATATTAACAATAACTCGTTTCTTCTTGCCTGCCGCAATCTCTTCAAATATCTTAGCCAACCGTCTATGATGGTCTCCTATCATGTAGCCTGGATACACGTGCATAATAAAGTCTAGGAAACTATCCTTGCCGTGCTCTTGTACCCAATTCTTCTTAAACACTCTTAACTTCGCTAACGCTATTCTTTTCTTGTCATCATCCAGATGTGGAATGATCTGCATTAACTCCGCTGCTTTCTCTGGGGTGAGTCTTTCTTCTTCCTTAAGAATCAGTGCCATCTGTTTTCTCTTCTACTACATCTGTTTCCTCAATTACTTCTGCATCTATCGTCTGAGCTGGCTCTTTCATGAGTCCTTGTCTCTTGAAGTCGTTTAACATGGTGAGTAATTCTTTCTCAACTTCCTCCATCGACTCCATCTTGTGCGTCACTTCTGTCTTCTTCTTAAACGCATCAACCCCATCCACCTCGCCTAACGCTCTTAACGCGGTTGTCTTTTCTTTAGGATTCGTTGTACTCTCTATCACCTTAATTAAATTGTTAACCACGTAGAGTTTGTAGTCTGCTAGTTGTTTTGCGAGTAGTACCTGTGTCTGAGCTACCATACCTGCACAGTATGCCATCGTAGGATCGGTGTATGTACCATATTCAGGTTTAAAGTTGGGATCTGTCATAACCCTTTTAACAAAGTCAACTGCTTTTTGTTGTTCTGCTGGGCTAGCGTCAGGAATAGGTTCACCTTTTAGATCAGCTATGGTCTTAACCGTCTCAACTCTAACTTGGAGCTCTTCTTCCATACCTAGTTCTGGCATAGCATCTTTAGAATTTTTAGGCAAAGGAATATCTTCCTCGATGTTGGGCATCATGATGACGTGAGAAACGTCGTGTTCGGGGTTATCCCCTTGATTTTGTTGGACATTTAAGTCATTCATGTGTCGCTGTTACACCTTTGAGTAGAATTTGCAGCTTATTTAACTATTTTAACCTAGTTTCATCTTATTTGCATAGTCTTTTGGTAGAATGTCTAAATGAAAACTACGTTGACTAAGAAGAACTTAGAGATACTTTACAACATGGCGTGTAAAATGCCTCCTTTTAATAGACTTTCTATGCCTAAGTCAGACAAAGTTAAGTTCCGTGTTATAAAAAATCCTACTATATATGGCTGTTTTGACGAAGTAGACATGGCAATTGAAATAAGTTCTGGTTCTTGTGGTCACTTCATTACTATCTTCCAAACTCTTCTTCATGAAATGGTTCACTTAGCTCTTTACGTTCGAGGTGATGATGACTTTGATCAACACGGGGCTAAATTCATGCGTATTAAAGATGTTTACTCTGAGCTTTACAACTTCGATCCTAAAGCTATTTAGTTTTCATTCATTGTTAGAACTTTGTGGTTTTGAGTGAAAACCTTTTCTTTGTAAAACCCTGCTTTACTTCCTTACTTTTCAACTTTTTTTATAGAAATTTTTTTTGATGACCCTTTTTATTTGATAGGGGGTGGGTTTCTATATTTGACTTTTTTTCTGATCGTTCGTGCTGGGCTCAATGTATGGCGAGACGGGACTCCTACTTTGTAAAACGGGGTGATGGGGTATGGGTGGGGTTCGTAGTATGCGACCGCGTCGCGCCTAGTTAAAACCCAGTCCACGAAGTTCACCGCGTCCACCTTGTCCGCCTCGTTATAACCTCGCTCAACTGCGCCGACCTCGTTCACTTGGTTCATGAAGGCGCGGTTCGCGCGTAAGTCCTTGATTATATTACGAAGTTCATGAAGTTCACGTTTTGTTTTTCGGCGTTCACGTTGTAAGTCCTTGATTATATTACGAAGTTCACGAAGTTCATGAAGTTCATGCCAAATAATAGGACATCGGGAAATGGAGTTTTGATAAGTTTGCACGTCGTTCACTTCGTTAATGCGGTGCATTTTTACCCCGCTCACTCTTATGGCAGAGCATGAACTCATGAACCAATCATTATAATAATAATAAATAATATAATATATCTATATAAAACAAGTACTTACAAACTACCACCCGTTTAAAAAAGCCTCGTTCACTTGTTTAAAGTAAAGTTTCAAAACATGAACCGCATGAACCCATTGTTTTATAAGGCTTTTTTAACACCTAGCAAGAACCATGCCAATCATTGTCAAATATCGTTTGACTATAAAAACCAATTCGAAGTAAAATCACAGACGGCAATACTTTAACCACAACAACGAAGGGACATACTATATATGAACATGGAAAAACTCAGGCCACAGATCAAGCGGGCACTCAACGGCCACCCCAACACTTTAAGCACAAGCGAACGGGTAATTCTCTCAACTCTGCTTTTTAATAGCACCTATGAAACGGCTTTTAAACTCCGCCTATCAATTCGGCAGATCGAAACCGCACTCAACGACTTTAAAACTAAACTCACGAAAGGCACAAAATGAAAACCGCACCAACCCAAGCACAACAAAGACACGACGCAATAGAAATCCTCCGCAACCAACTCCGCCCACAAAAAGCCTACGAGGTCACGAAACCGACCGCGCCTAGTGTGAACATTATCGACGGCACAATCAACGGGCATGGCGTGAAATTTACTTTTTACTACCAACCAAGCAAAGCGGACATGGCGAACGCGCACCACGCGACAAAGAACCTCGAGAACAACCTCCGCGACGGCGTCGCTATGAGAAAAGCACACCTTTTCAACTTGGTTGAGAACGACATAACAGAATACACCGACATTTTAACGATCAACTCGAAAGACTTGGACGAACTCAAAAACGAAAGCGAGGCAATTAATGGACGTGAATAAAACTTTAACGGACTACAGACGCATAATAGAAACTAACTTAAACATAAACACGCCTCGCACCCCTAGACTTATTAAATATCACGGCATAACAAAAGGGTTTCAAAACGGCGACACCTTTTGGGCGCGAGTACCTTTATTCTATGCGAACGCCAACGACTACGCCCTTATGCACCAACAACAAAGCGAACACCGACAAAACAACGTCCGCCTATTCTTAAACGATCAACTCGAGAAAGACGAAAGAGCGAAACGCCAACGACTACGAAAAAATGGTTATTCACGCTCGGACTATTACCGACTAGGCGGGACGGACGCCTATTATAAAATCAACGGGACAACACTAGCCAAAACAATAAGCGACGTCCGCAACCCGCCCGACGTAGAACAAGAACGGAAAAACCTCGACTACACCCTCCGCGCTTGTGAATACTTACGGCGCATTGAACAACTTGAAAAGGTGCGGGACAAACTCGAGCCTCGCATTAAACAAATCGACAAAGAATTTAACGGCGGTGAGTGGACTTATATGGCGTGGAACTCGATCGGCATAAACAACGAGCAAAGCCAAAACATAAGCTATCTTTTTTGGTTGCACCGCGTCCACGTCAGTTTAATGAACCCCTTACAGATAGCACACTATCCGACTTTAAAACATTTAAGGGACGGGCGCGAGGTCGTGACAAAATTGGGTAAATACTTAACGACGTTCAAGGACTTTATCGGCATAACAGAAACAGAGATCAAGGACGCCGTCGAGAAATACAACGCGATCGTGGCAAGTCGCACGGGCTGGGAGGTTCGTTTTATTGAAAGCACCGACGCCGACGGGTTCGTAAGAATTTATAGCAACTGCCTCGCGGGTTCATGTATGAAAGGCATGGACGCCGTTCGAGTTTATGCGCATGACAAATCGGTAATACGCTTGGCATATATTCAAAGCCTCGCGGGTGAGATTTTAGCGCGTTGCATAGTGCGGGAGGACTTTAAACAATACGTTAGAATTTATCCCGACGCCAACGGCTCAACGGAGGGCAAATACCTCCAACAATATTTAAAAGCCAACGGATACACTCACGGCAACCTCGACGGGTGTTTGTTGCAGATGATCGAGCATGAGGACGACGACGACATATTTGTCGCACCATATATCGACGCGGGAGTAGAGGGCAACGGCTCGGAGGGTTCAGCGCAAGACGGCGAGAGAGTGACCATCGACGGAAAAGAATATATCGAGATAACCACGCACGGCGAACTATCCTTGACCATGACAAACGGCTGGACGGACGAAGTAGAGAACGAGGACGAGAGCGAGTGCGACGACTGCGGGGACATAGAACACAACGACAATATGTCATACACCACACACGGCGATTATGTTTGTCGGCATTGTTGCGAGAATAATTACACTTATGCTTGGATTAATAACGATACTCAAGATTACGTCCACAACGATCACGTCATTTGGGCTAATGATGACGCATTCCATGAGAACTGCGATTTATCCGCGCATGATATTTATGCTTGTGAGGAAACGGGCGACTATTTCCACATAGACGATCTAGTCATGACTTTACGCGGTTTTATTTGCTTGAATCTAGTGGAGGACATAGACCACGAGGACGCGGACGGCAACCTATCAGCACATCAAGACGACGTCCACGAATTAAGCAACGGGACAAAATGCCACACCGACGACGCGGAAAGAATACAAGCAGAGATTGACGAAGAAGAAGAAAACAACGAACCACAACCAACAGAGGACATTAAACAAAATGAAACAATCTAAACCAATCGACAGACTTTTAAACATTCTTACATATAGACGCCAACATGAAAGCGAGGGCGAACGCGAATTTATAGAAACATATTTCAAAGACTTTAAAACGCTAAAGAACGAGGAGGGCGAAACACTCGCTTATATCTATGACAACCACAACAAAAAAGCCAAGACGAACATTTTATGGAGTGCGCACATTGACACCATGCACAACTCAACGCCCGAACTTATCACGCAAGAAGTTTTCCTAGATACTTTCGGCACGGCGTTCGTAGATCAAGCCTCCGATTGTTTGGGCGCAGATGACGGCGCGGGGGTTTTCTTAATGCTTGAAATGATCGACGCCAACGTCGAGGGAACATATATATTTCACAGAGGAGAGGAACGCGGGGGGTGGGGTTCATCACAGATCGCAGAACTACATGCCGACTATATAAAACAATTTACACACGCGGTCGCGTTTGATAGACGCGGGACAACCTCGATCATCACACACCAACGGGGCGGACGTTGCGCCTCTGATGAACTAGGCACGGCACTCATTAAATTATTTGGTAAGGACTTCCAACTCGACACAACGGGCATATATACAGACACCGCCGAATATGCGCACCTCGTCCCCGAGTGTTTAAATATCTCGATCGGTTATCAGTCAGAACACACAAGCGCGGAAACTTTAGACACG